ACCCCAAGAAGATCGCCTTCTGAATAGGCTGAACCTGTGACGTGCCGTAGGAACCAAAAGAGGAAGTGCTCACGCCAACACCGCCCCTCTGGTGCTATCGGTTCCGGCATCGCATCTCTGGCCGATTGGCTCGAGGAGCGCTGGAACGAGACGGCGACCATTGTGATCTCTGGTCGCGCTGGTGCTGAGGTGTTGAAGCAGGCGCTCCTTGATCGCAGGGTTTCTTCCAAGGCGATCCATGTGGCATCGACTACCGAGTACTTCACGGCTTGCGCGATGTTCGCCAACGATGTTGCCGAGACTTCCCCAACCATCACGCACCTTGCGACCGAGGGCCAGAAGGCTCTTGATGATTCTGTGGCTGTGTGTGACAAGAAGTCGCGCACGCAAAGCGGCGGTGCGTGGGGTTGGTTCACTTCCGCCACCAATGGCGACGAAACCCCCATTGAGGCAGCGAGCCTCGCTAACTGGGGTGCGAAAACTTCCAAGCGTAAACCCGGACGAAAGACCAGAGGGGCGGTGTTGGCGTGAGCACTTCCTCTTTTGGTTCCTACGGCACGTCACAGGTTCAGCCTATTCAGAAGGCGATCTTCTTGGGGTTGGCTGACGCTGATCGCAGCATCCTTCTTGAGTTGATTGAGAAGCTGAACTACAAGCGTGTTCGCAATGAGTTGCGCCGTAGGTACTACGAGGGCCACAACGAACTTAAGGACCTAGGGATCTCAATTCCTCCGTCTCTTAAGACGGTTGAGGTTGTTGTGGGCTGGCCTGCTAAGGCCGTTGATTCCATGTCGCGCCGCACGGTTCTTGAGGGCTTCACGTCGTCATCCGATGGTGAGGAACTTGACGCGCTGGTTGCTCAGATTTCCGAGGACAACAGGCTTGAGTCTGAGGCGGCGGCGGCTCACACGTCGGCCTTGATTCATTCGTGCGCGTTTGGCTTTGTGCACGTGGGCGACGAGTCAGCGGGTGAGCCTCCGATTCTGTTGACGGTGCGCTCTGCTGAGGATGCGACCGGCACGTGGGATCGTCGTCGTCGCGGTCTGGTGAACGCGCTGTCTGTGTCTGACATGGACGGCACAAGCACAACGTCAGCAAATGGGCCTGCTGGCTGATACCCGGAATAGTCGCCAATCTTGAAATTACTCCATGCGGAGAAATCCCCACCGAGTAGTTCAAACAGGTGTATCTTGTTCGGACTCATAGCGGTATTCAGGGCATCCCGCGTATCGGCAACTGTCACACCATCAACGCGCAATGTGTAACCAGACCCTACCCCGTTACACGCAGAACTACCAAGTCCAGACACACAAACGCCAACGAAATTACCGATGTCGCCGTGCGTAATCAGTAACTGTGCCGCGCTATCCCTACGCATTACGACAAACAAGTCCATGCTGGATGTGAGTGTCACTGCGCCAGTTGAATTTCCATCATCAACACCGTCCCAAACTGCTCTCAACGGAAAGCCCGCAGTGTCGTAATCACTTGCTGAAGTGACGCGCTGATACGCCGGGAAAGATGCCGGGGTTTGGGCTGGGCGGATGTCAGGATGCCAAACAAGAATGTCTAACGCTGCTGTCCCGCCGTCTGGACCATAGTTCGATATGTCAAAGCGCCCCGGTGCTGCCTGCTGGCTAAACACTCTTGTCCATGATGTTGTTGCTGTAACAGGTTGTCCATTGGCAACGTCTAAATTAAATGTCTGAGTAGCTCCGGTATTTGATTTAACCCAGATCGATGACGTATATATGCTAGGACCCGAGATAGATGCAGCCTGCCTCACAACGCTGTAGTCAGCAGACGTATTTCCAGCACCACGGTTGCACTGTATGCGCCACGCCGTTGATCCACCATTTGGATCTGTGAAACCGGGTGTTTTTACAGGAGCAGACCCTGTGCCGCCAATAACATTAGTCCAATTGCCTACTGAAAAATCCTCAGTAGCCACAAGCTGATTTACCCTCGCACTCAGCACGGGCCGCTTCGTAGTTGTACTCTGGCTCGGGTGTAAGACGAAGATTTCTTTTAACGAAACCTGTGCATAAATTCCAGTGCCGTCTGTTGTCGTTGCGTTCAGCAGCGAAACATTGATGGATGCGCTTGCTGCTTTGAAAATCACGCGCACAGGTACTGCCGTGCCAGTTGTTGATGTGTCTAAATGCTCATATCCAAATGAGGCCGCACCGATACGAATATTTACAGATGACGCCGTGCCTTTTGACAAAACAGCAGTAAAGACGTAGGTGCTACCAGACGTGACAGGTATGGCCTGAACCGCCGCACCATACGATGTACCCGTATTTGCTACTACAAGTGACCCGCCAGATACAGACAACGTAGCTGGAGTTGATCCACCCAGATCGCTAGCGGTCCATCCAGTTGTGTTAACAAGATTCGTGCCGTTGACTACTTTCTCCGCACCCACACTTCCCGTGCCTTGATCGAGACACAGACCAACTGGGTGTGTTGGCAGGAATGCGGGGGTTGTGCCTGCGGAGTCTTGGTAGAGGTGGTGCGTGGGGTAGGTGGCAGCGAATTCTGCGGCTGCGGAGGCGTAGACTTCCTTGCAGGTCACCTTGTTGAATTCGGTAAATGACCCCGGTGGAGTTGCGTGGTTTCCAAACGTGACATAGCACGTTGTACCCGTTGCAGTAAAAATTCTCTTGTAGTCTGAAGGTGTCGCTCCAGACGCCAATGACGCGTCGGCGTAGTCTAAACCTTGCACCGTTGAGCCGATTCGGTAAATCAACCTGTCCCCGGTGCTGATAGTAGACACGCCCAAAATAACCTGATATGTTTTCCCAACAACCGTCGGGAAAGACATCTCAGCCACACCGTAGTTCGATTCCGCAGTAGTTACTCTGAGCAGACTGGACACGATGGACAATGTAGGCAAAGCACCGCCTATAAATGTCCCGGCTGTGTAGCCAGTTGTTGCGGTGAACGGGCCGGGGTTGCTGTTTAACTCCGCACTCAGATACACATTCGGATATGCAGCGCCGTAAGCTACCTTGTCGGCTGAAACACCGAAGTCCCACAGGTGGGAGCCGGAGTATTTGGAGAGGATGCTGGCGATGGTGGTGCGCACATATCCAAAACTTACTTTATTCGACAGTACATCCGAATACGACTCATCAACCATGACCATACCATATTCGTACAACTTGTTACTACCATCATATACATCTACATACTCCTCAAAAATTACACCACCGCTCATGTATTTTACACGAGTAATAGGTCCGCGATATACACCGCTATTCGAGTATTGTGTAGATGCAACTGGCTGATCATATGCAGTTTTTACTGATATGACCGCTTTATCTGGTATAAGCACTCGACTACCGTCTGTGTCTGTGATCCTAAGAAAAAACATATTTATCTCCTTTAAGCAGACGACTGCTTACAACAATTAAAAAGGGAGTCAGATTTCTCCAACTCCCTTTTGTTATAGCTCATTAAATATGAGCGTACTTTCGGTTAAGCACCGGACAATCCGAAGATCATTCCGGCTCCCTTCGGATTCCGACACTCCAGAGTACCCTCTTCAACGATCTGACCGATGATAGAGTCACCCAACTGACCCAGATCAACTTCCTGCAAAGGACGCAGCGAGGCATAGCTGAACCACATCGGATCATAGAGGAACGCAGTAAAGTTAGCTGCATTATCCAGACCGGAGATGGATGTGTTGGAGATACCCATCACATAGTTAGGCACCACCATGATGTCACCAAAGTCACTCATGTAGATCTCGACAGACTGACGGAGTTTACCATCAGTGTCGATATTACGACGAACGTTACCGTCTCCAGCGTTCGAGGTGGAGCTACCTGCAGCCTGAGCTTTAGCAGAGAACACACGACGATTAGCCGGGGAGAGCATCAGTTTGGTTGCCTTACCACCGTTCTCGTAGATGGCTTGCATGACGGTGTCCACTTGAGACAACTGCAGGGACACCTTGTCAGCAGAGGTCACAGTCGTGAACGTGCCAGCAACACCGCCGCCCGGATTAGTAGGCGCAGTGTATTCAGAAGGAGTAGTCAGCACGTTAAGAGCCGTTGCGGGAGTCGTGGTAGCAGCGGTGTAATTACACCATGCTTGATAGCCACCGAAGGTACGTGTACCGGAACCGTTAGACGACTTCCAGCTGTTTACCAAATCGAACTCAACGTCACGACGAAGTTCCACACCACGCTTCTTCAGCTGGTATGCATATTCATCGGCAACACCAGCCTGATCAACTGCACGTTTGGTACCAGTTACGGTAACAGTCTTGCTGTTGATCTGAGTGTAGTTACCCAGACGAGTACGGAAAGGTTCAGCCGCCTGAGCAGCTTGTTGTGTAGCATAGCTCACACCCTCAGCAACGGGGCTGGAAGCGGGTGCGGCTAGCTCATCGGTTTGCCACTCATGGAAGACAGCAGTTGCCTTTGTTTTGCCGATAGACGACATGAAGGGAGTCTCATCGCGAGAGATCATCGAGATGAAGTTCGCCAGATCTTCTTTCTCGGAGACGTTTACTGCATTACCTGTAGCGGATGCAGAGCGAGCAGCAGCCTTAGGGCCACCAGTGTTAAATGTATTACCTGCCATTTTATTATTCCTATCTTAATAGTGAGTTAAAGTTTTTGGCTAACTTTAGATATCCTCTTGAGGAAGTCCATCTGATCACGAGAGTCACCATTACCTGACAGAACCTTTTGCCTGTTATTATTAACTGCGGCTTGTTCTTTCTGTCGCTGTGGTGTTCCCTTCTTAGTTGGAACCGATTTTGCTGTGGGGATCTCCCGACGCTTTGAGGCACCCTTTTCAGATGCTGTCTTCAGTTTACGGTAGTCATTGATAAACTTGATAACGTTGGCATCATACACTATGCTCAACAGACTATCAGGGATACCTTCTTTAAGAGCAAACTCTCGAATACTCTTAGCTACTTTATCATTGAAGTCAGGGATTACTGTTGGAATAGTTTTGTTAAACTCTGCCAACATCACCTTCTTAGCCTCATTCTGCTGGATGATCAGTTGTTCGGATACTCCTTTAATCTGTTCTTCCCTTTTATTACGAGCAGCCCAGTATTTCTCCTGCACAACCTCCCTTTTGTCCTTCAACTCACGGGCGGTGTATGTATCACCACCCTCACGAGCTTTGTCAATGTCAGCGGTTAGTTGGGCATATTCATTTTGCAAGGATGTCTCTACTGCAGAGAGTTCATTATGCAGAACAGTACCTATATTGACCAATTCACTGAGGACTTCAGCTTTCTCTTTCTCAATCTCTTTCTTCAGTTCGCCTAGTTTTCGCCCTTCATTTGACAGATGCTGAGATGTTGCATATCCTTTACGAGCCTCTTCCAGTGTAACATATTTCAGTTCACCGTCGATCTTCATAGGGATTTTGTATTCCCAATCAATGTCATCCTCTTCGGGTAGATCTCCGGATTCTTGGGTAGACTGTTCGTCATCCTCACCAGCATCTTCCTCAGATGATTCTTCTGATTCTGTCTTGTTTTCAGACTCTTCCTCGGAAGCAGGGTCTGTGCCTTCCGTATCGTCGTCTTGGGCCGGATCCTCTTCAGTATCTTCGGGTTGAGATTCTGTGTCAACCCCTAACAGTGCTGCTGCCGGGGAGTTCTTCAGAATGTCTGCCATACTGGGGACACCTGCCTCACTACTTCCATTTCCGTCATTCCGCGCAAAAGATTCTGAACTAATTTCAGAGGCTGGCGTGGAGGTAGAGAGATGTTGGATGTTCATATTTATTCAATTCCTTGTGTCTAATTATTGGGAGCTCTTCTTAGCTGCTTTTGCTGCTTGCATCTTCTGTGCAAACGTTTGTTCTGGTACAGGTGCGGGTTGATCACCCAACTCCTGCAGAATCAAGATCGATTGGTGAAGGTTGTTCAGGATAGGAGAGTAGTTTGATGCTCTCCCTGTACCACCTGATTCACCTGCACGGACAATTTCCCGGATGATCTCCTCACGGGCTCGTACTAACACGTTGATTGCTTCTTTACTCATCTATGGCTTCTTCCACTTTAGCGTTGATAAACTTCTGGTTGTTACCGTACATCTCAATAGCAACTAATTTCTCTTTGATTGATCCCAAAGCCATAGCAGAGGAATACAAGAACTCTCGTTCTTTGGTTGCATGAGGTTCACTCTTCAGCCATGCAACAAAGAGATCTGCTAAGATGTCTCCATATGCTTCACCAAAGAATTGTTCTCGTTCACGTTGTACGAACTGTGCCCTGCCTAAAGCCCGTTGGGACTCGCGGAAGGGTTCGATTTTGTATTCACCGGACTCGACGTCCATCCGTGGCTTCACCTTCTTGTAGAAGCCATCTCGGTATTTGTCCATAATCACCTTTACTGTTTGTTAGGGTCAGCCATATCAGCGGCTGGCCCCGGTCGTTGTTCTATTTCTTCTTTAGGTACCATCTGATCTTCCACGAACTCTCGTGCGATTTTCATCAAGGATTCAATAGAGGGCATCTCAGGTAGCTCAACACCCTCTTTAGCAGCCGATACATAGATCTTCAGACGTTCCTGTACACTCTTATCAAGAGCAACAGCCATCTGCTTGACGTTATCCGAGATGGAGTTCTTGGCTTGGATACGGGTCAGATCTAAAGTGGCCCTGCGTTGTTGCAGATCAATCTGTTTAGCTTCCTCTTCCATGGCCTTCTGCTTCTCTGCTGCCTTCTGGTTGTTCTCTTTGTCAGCTTGCACACCCTCCAAGAACTTAGGATCGGTGTAGTCAACAAGATAGTCTAAAGGATCCTCATCCATAGACTCAATAGCTTTACAAGCAATGTTTACAGCAGCTGCAGGATTGATAGCTCCACCAGCACCAGCTTGCTGTAGCGCGGGAATCAGCTGTTGTCCAATAATATTCATCTTACGGAGGATATTACTGTTGCTGTTCTCTCCAACATCAGCTGTGATATACAGGAGCATGTTATCAGGGAGCATCGATGGATCCACTGTTTTATAGTAGTCGTTGGAGTCATAGAAACCAACTTGCTTACCACGGAGACGTGTGCGTAGGAGCTTGTAGATACCTTCTACCAACCGCTTGAACCCTGTCTCAGCAAACCTACGTGCCATGTACTGGATACGCACTTGAGCAGCAGACATTGCTTTCTGCATTTTCTCCTCAGAGTTTCCTGATACATACAGCGTATCGTTCAACCCTTGGGCAGCTTTTGAGAGACCTGTGGCTTGCTCTTTGTGCAACTGGAGTATTTCCAACAGCGGAACTGTACCTGTGCTGATTGTGTCAGGAGTCATTGCAGCAACAGCAGCGTTTGGATTACCATTGGTTGCAATAATCTGTTTTGGCTTCATATTCTGCAAAGCAGAGAAGTCAACTACATTCGGATCAGCGAGTTTCGGTGAATAGTTCGTCAAATATACATTCTCAACGAATCCACGGAGGATAGCAGTTGTGGCTAGTGTAGAAGGACGAATCATATCAGCAACAGACAGACCGTGGAACTCGTGCGGTACCTCAAATGGGCACAAAGAAGCTAGTGGGATACAGTCAGTATCTTCTTCCAGCAGGATAGTCCCACCAGCAATCACAAAATGCTTCAATTCAGCGATACCATCACCATCACGATCCACCCGGATCCAACATTCGATGACAGTCAGCTGACGGTTGGCCTCGGTAGGGTACAACTCACGCGAATTACCACCCAACCAGTATTCCTCACCTACCAATCGCTTACGAGCAGACTGCTCTTCGGTATATTTGGTGGCCCAATCGTAGGATCCGTCACCGATGGTATCCCAATCGATGCTGTCAGCCATATCAGGGAAGTATTTACGTACCTCTGATCGTGTCAAGTCTACTTGAATACCCACAAAAGCTGCATCATCAAGAGTATGAGCATCCCGAGTAATACGAAAACTTTCAGGATGCACAGGTTTGATCATGATACGTGTTTTATCATGCTTCTTCTTGAGACGAACATCAATATACACGATACCATACTCAGCACCACCCGTTTCAGGGTTCTCTTGGAGACGTTGCTCCATCTTCAGCTCACCGATCACCTCAATATCGGAGTCAGCAAGAATCAAGTCTAGGTTTTCCTGTGAAATCTCGTCATATTCGATTATTTCATACTCAAAATCTTCAATAAACTCATACCGGATGATGGAATTCTTCCACAGAAGGGCTGCTTTCACCCACGTATTCATTACTTCCCAACCATTATTTTGCTTGAAAATAGTGTAGTTTACAAGGTCAGTTGCTGTTTTAGCATTATGGTAGTCCAGCGGTTTGTTACCGCAGGGTAGAAACCTGGCTATTTTGTTGTTGTTGAACATCAACTCAGCAATAATCGCGGTGTATCCCTCAATAGCCTCAACTGTGTCAGAGGATACAATTTGGGAGACACCTTGCGGGGACAGGTGTCCTTGAGCGAGCATCCCATACTCCATGGTTGCCTTTTGGCGCTCCCTTGCTAGATCTGAACTATTAAGGAAATCGCCAACACTCGACATTACTCCTGTTTCAATCATTGCAAGAAGCTCTGAATCACCTACTGGTTCCTTATAACGATCAGTAAAGTTTACCACGTTTGTCATACTCATTATTAACCTTTGCTCCGAGATAAACCAACAAACAAAGTGATGTTTCCTAAAGAGAAGTACTCTGATAAGAACATCAAAAATCTACCAATTCGATAAGGAGTTAATCATGGCCTGTAAACCAGCAC